CTGGAACGCGCACTCGCGACCGGCGAACAGCGCGTCACCTTCGGCGATCGCACGGTCGAGTATCGGTCGATCGAGGAACTGATCGCGGCGATCGACGTCGTGCGACGCGCGCTGGAGGCGCAGGCGATCGCGGCCGGGACCGCGAAACGTCGCCCGCGCCGCGTTGTCGTGAACACCGATAAGGCGACCTGATCGCATGAGTTGGTTCGCCCGGCTGCGCGCTCGATTGTTTGGTGCGTCGCCCACCTACGACGGCGTCGGCGGGGGACGACGCGCCCGCTTCTGGCAGGTCGGCAATCCCGGCGCGGTCGCGGCGCTCGCCTTTGCGCAGGACGAGTTGCGCGCGAAGAGTCGTGATCTCGTGCGCCGCAACGCTTGGGCCGCGGCCGGGGTCGAGGCGTTCGTCGCGAACGCCATCGGCACCGGCATCAAGCCGCAGTCGATGCTCGAAGATGCGGCCCAGCGCGAAGCGGTGCAGGCGTTATGGCGCGACTGGTGCGAGGAGGCGGATGCGGCAGGGCTGACGGATTTCTACGGCCTGCAGGCGCTCGCGTGCCGCGCGATGCTCGAAGGCGGCGAGTGCCTGGTGCGCCTGCGTTATCGTCGGCCCGAAGATCGTCTCGCGGTCGGCCTGCAATTGCAGCTACTCGAACCCGAGCACTTGCCGGCGACCTTGAACCGCGAACTTCCGAACGGCAACGCGATCCGCGCCGGGATCGAGTTCAACGCGCTCGGCGTGCGTGTGGCTTATCACCTGCACAAGAGCCATCCCGGCGACGGCATGCTCGCGCCGATGTCCGCGCACGGGGGACTCGACACGGTGCGCGTACCGGCCGATGAGGTGCTGCACCTGTTTCGTCCGCTGCGCCCGGGCCAGATCCGCGGCGAGCCGTGGCTCGCGCGGGCGCTGGTGAAGTTGCACGAACTCGACCAGTACGACGATGCGGAACTCGTGCGTAAGAAGACCGCGGCGATGTTCGCGGGCTTCATCACGCGCGGCACACCCGACGATCCGCTGCTGGGCGAAGGCGAGGCCGATGCGCAGGGCCAGGCTACGGCGAGCCTCGAGCCCGGCACGATGCAGTTTCTGGAACCGGGCGAGGACGTGAAGTTCTCGCAGCCCGCCGATGTCGGGTCGAGCTACGCGGAGTTCATGCGCCAACAGTTCCGCGCGGTCGCCGCGGCGATGGGCATCACCTACGAAATGCTCACCGGCGATCTCACGCAAGTGAATTACTCGTCGATTCGCGCGGGTCTGCTTGAATTCCGGCGACGCTGCGAGGCGATCCAACACGGCGTGATCGTCCACCAGTTGTGCCGCCCGCTGTGGCGTGCATGGATGACACAAGCCGTGCTCGAAGGCGCGCTGGTGTTGCCGGGGTACGCGCGTGGCGGCGTCGCGCGCCGTCGCACGTACACGGCCGTGAAGTGGGTCGCGCAGGGCTGGCAGTGGGTCGATCCGAAGAAGGAGTTCGACGCGATGATCGCGGCGATCCGCGGCGGATTGCTCTCACGCAGCGAGGCGATTTCCAGCTTCGGCTACGACGCCGAAGACATCGATCGCGAAATCGCCGCCGACAACGCCCGCGCCGATGCGCTGGGCTTGGTCTTCGACTCAGACCCACGACATGACCGCCCGACGACCCCGTCGGCCACTGAACCTTCTTCTCAGGCGTCTCGATGACTGCACTTGTCTACCTGGCGTCCCGTCTGTACGGGACGCCGCTGCTGATCGCGCGCGCCAAACTCGACACGATTCTCGCCGTGCTCGGTCCGCGTATCGGACTGGCGCACACGGACCTCGCGTTACCGGCGATCGCGCCGATCGCGAGCGAGGCGGCGCCGCCGCTGCCGGGCATCGCGGTCATCCCGATTCACGGCACGCTCGTGCGCCGCGCAGTCGGGCTCGATGCCGCCTCGGGCCTGACGTCCTACGCGCGCATCGCGGCCGATCTCGATGCCGCGCTCGCGGCACCGGAAGTCGCGGGCATTCTGCTCGACATCGACTCACCCGGTGGCGAGGCCGGTGGTGTGTTCGAGTTGGCCGAACGGATCCGCGCGGCGAGTGCGATCAAGCCAATCTGGGCGCATGCCGGCGACAGCGCGTTCTCCGCCGGCTATGCGCTTGCCTGTGCGGCGCAGCGCGTGACACTCGCGCAGACCGGCGGCGTCGGCTCGATCGGCGTGATCGCGCTGCACATCGACCAGTCGGTGCGCAACGCGCAGAACGGTCTGAGCGTGACCGCGCTGTATGCCGGCGCGCACAAGAACGACGCCACGCCGCACGCGCCACTGACGCCGAAGGCGACCGATGCGCTGCAAACGGAAATCGACCGCCTCTACGCGCTGTTCGTCGATCACGTCGCGCAGATGCGTGGCCTGGATGTGGCGACCGTGCGTGCGACCGAGGCGGCACTGTTCTTCGGCGAAGACGCGGTCACCGCAGGCCTGGCCGATGGCCTCGCGTCCTTCGACGCCACGCTCGCCGATTTCGCCACCGCCCTGCGCGGACGCGGCCGTTCGCCCGGTTCCTCCTCACCGCTTGCGTCACCGAGGCGGCTTGCCCTTCCCCCTCCCACGGAGCCCTCTATGACTGTGCCCACCGAGGCGGCGCCCGCGCCGTCCACGCCCCCTGTTGTGCCCGCACCCACCACGGCGCCGGCCGTCGCGCCCGCCCCGCCTGCACCGGCGACGTCCGCCGTGTCACCCCCCGCGGATCCCTACGCCGATGCGGTCGCGGTCGCCGAGCTGTGTCTGCTCGCCGGCTGTCCCGAGCGCACCACCGAGTTTCTTGCGGCACGCCTGTCCGCGTCGCACGTCCGCCAGGTGCTGCTGCAGGCCCGTGCCGATCAGGTCGATATCGCCTCGCACCACCTCGCGGATGCGGCACCGGCCGCCGCCGCGACCACCGCCAATCCCGTCGCCGACGCGGTGCGCAAGCGTCTCGGCACGACCCCAGCCGCAGGAGCCTGAGCGATGGCCGTTCTCCACGAACCGATCAGCCTCGGCGATCTGCTCAAGTACGAAGCGCCGAACCTCTACTCGCGCGACGAGGTCGTCATCGCGCCCGGCCAGACACTGGCGCTCGGCACGGTGGTCGGGCGCGTCACCGCGACACACGAAGTCGTCGCCCTCGATCCCACGGCGAGCGATGGCCGCGAGACCGTCGTCGGCGTTCTGCTCGAAGCGGTGACCGTTGCACGCGGCGAGCGCCGCGGCAGCGTGATCGTGTCGCGCCACGCGATCGTCTTCGGCGGCGCGCTGGTGCTGCCCGCCTCCCTTACCTCCGAACAGACCGCCACTGCGCTTGCGCAGCTGGCGGCGCTCGGCGTCCTCGTCCGTCAGTTCCCGCAGAGCACGACCCATGCAGAATCCCTTCAGTAACCCCGCGTTCTCGATGGCCGCGCTCACGGCCGCCATCAACCTGATTCCGAACCGCTACGGACGGCTGCAGGAACTGGACCTGTTCCCCGAGAAGCCGGTGCGGCTGCGCCAGATCATTGTCGAAGAGAAGGCCGGCGTGCTGACCTTGCTGCCGACCCGGCCGCTCGGCGCACCGGGCACGGTCAGTGCGAGCCCCAAGCGCCGGATGCGCTCGTTCGTCGCGCCGCACATCCCGCATGACGACGTCATCCTGCCGGCCGACGTGAGCGGCCTGCGCGCCTTCGGCTCCGAGACCGAACTCGAATCGATCGCGAGCGTCGTCGCCGAGCGCCTGGAGATGATGCGCAACAAGCACGCGATCACGCTGGAACATTTGCGGATGGGCGCACTCAAGGGCCAGATCCTCGACAGCGACGGTAGTGTGCTCTATGACTTGTACGAGGAGTTCCGCATCGCTCAGCAGCACGTCCCGTTTGGGATCGACAACCCGAACAACGGGACCGATGTGAAGCAGAAGTGCATCGAGACGCTGGCGTTGATTGAGGAGGGCCTGCTCGGCGAGTTCATGACCGGCGCGCGCGTGCTGTGTTCGCAGGAGTTCTTCGCCGCGCTCACCTCGCACAAGGACGTGAAAACGGCCTACACGCAGTGGCAACAGGGCGCGGTGCTGATCAACGACGTGCGCAAGGGCTTCAACTTCGGCGGGCTGGTGTTCGAGGAGTACCGCGGCAAGGCGTCGGATCTGGAGGGCACCGTGCGGCGCTTCATCGCGCCGGGCGAAGCCCACGCCTTCCCGATCGGCACGCTCAACACCTTCGCGACCTACAACGCGCCGGCCGACTTCAACGAAACGGTCAACACCCTCGGCCAGCCGCTCTACGCCAAGCTCGACGCGCGCAAGTTCGACCGCGGCACCGACGTCCACACCCAGTCCAATCCCCTGCCGCTGTGTCTGCGTCCCAGCGTGCTGGTGAAACTCTCGATCAACTGAGGCCCCCCATGACCACGACGAGAGGGCTGGCGGCATCGCCACCGGCCGGGGATCGCTTTGCCCGCGCAATTGAGCGCGTCCTGATTCACGAGGGCGGCGATGCCGACGATCCACGCGACGCGGGCGGCAGGACACGCTGGGGGATCAGCCAGCGCACGTATCCCACCCTCAACATCGCCACGCTCACGCGCGCAGAAGCGATCGCGCTGTACCGGCGCGACTTCTGGATGCCACTGCAGGGCGATGCGTTGCCGCCTGCGCTCGCCTTCCAGGCGCTCGATGCCGCCGTGAACCACGGCGTCGGTCGCACCGTGCGCTGGCTGCAGCGGCTGGTGGGCGTGCGCGTCGATGGGCAGCTCGGGCCACTCACGCTCGCCGCGATTCAGGCCGCCGATCAGCGCGGGTTGATCCAGCGCCTGCTCGCCCTGCGCCTGGACCTCTACGTCGAACACGAGCGCTTCGCGGCGTTCGGACGCGGCTGGACCCGGCGCATCGCCGAGAACCTGCGCTATGCCGCGCGAGATCTCGCGTGAGTACGCCGCTCGATCCCGCTTTCGAAGCGGCACACGACGCCCTGTTCGCGGTGTTCGGCGAGCCGGCCTTCGTGCGGCGCGGACGTGCTGCCCCGAAACCCGTTCGCGTCGTCATCACCTTTGGCGTGCGGGAACTCGGCGACCACAGCCAGGGCGTCTCGCGGGTGACGACCGTGAAGTTTCGCAACGCGGAGTGGATGGCCCGCACCGGCGATTGGCTGCAACTGCCCACGACCCGACTGCGGATCGATCGCATCGTGCTCGACGACGGTATCGTCACAGAGGCGGTGCTCTTTGGCTGACACACCGACCCCCTGGGCGATTCTCGAACTGGTGCAGGCGCGCTTGCGCACCATTCGCAAAGCCGGTGGTTATCGCACCGATGCCGGCCGCGACGTGCGTCTGGAACCCGCGCCCTTCGATCCGAACGATGCGCCGCGGCTGACCTTGTATCCGTTGACGATGCTGGTCCCGGACGACGCACGCAGCGCGAGCGAGCGCGGCTTCACCTTTGTCGTCGAAGCCCTCGTACCCGTGAAGCTCGATAACGCACAAACACGCATCGTCGAAACGATGGCCGACATCGAGGACGCGCTGAACGGCTACCTGCAGGCGCCGCTGGCGTTGCCGTTGCAGTTTCAGGAAGCGGTGTTGCTCGATCGCCCCGACGGCGTCGCCGCGATGGCCGCGCAGGTGATGTTCGGCACGCGCTATCGACGACTCGGGAGAACGGTCTGATCGCACGCCTCCGCGCGTGTCGTATCGGCCTGTTGGTTGTGGGCGGGAATCGCGTACACCAGAAACAGCAGACCACCCAGCGACAGACCGACCGTGAGCAGCGGAACGACCCACGGTTTCCCGCGCGGTCCGGACCAATCGACACGCGGATCGAGAAATGCCGGCATCACGTAGGCCGTGACGATATACAGCGTGAGTAACAGGAGCAGTACGGCCAAGGCCAGTCCATTGCCGCTTCCGGTCTTGAAGTAGTGCGTGGACGAGGTGATGCCGATGCCCACCGAAAGGCAGATCATCGGCGAAGCAACCTGCAGCAACCGCATCCGCACATGATCGTACAGCGTGAGCAGGACCGCTCTCACTGGCGCAACGCCGCGCAGCAATCCGATCACGCCGCCCACGAGCATGCACCCGAGCATCTGGAACGCCAGTGCGCTGAACGAGATGTAGTCGCCGATAAGATCGTCAGACAACCTGGCGCTGCCCACGCCACCGCCGCCGAGAAGTTTGAACTCGGAAAGGTGCAGCAAGCCAATCAGCACGCCGGTTCCGCCGAAGAAGATCGCATCTTTTCCAATCTCGGATCGCAGCTGTTTCAGTTGCTCCCTGAGGGTCGTTTCGATCGTGCGCACTGGGGCGGACATGCGTCCTGTCCTCGCTGAAGGGATGCCCCCCTTTTAGCGCAACGCACCCGTCCGTGAAAGCGGACACCCGCCAGACCATCCCCGCACCAAACACATCGCTCTTCGCCACCACGTGGCGCGGGACAGCATCGCGTCGACCTTTCTCCCCCTTTTCTTTCGTGCCCATGACGACATCCTCCACATCCACCAGTGGCGGCGCACGCTTGCTGCACGCCGATCTCGACGGCGTGCTATCGGCCTCGCGCAACGTCAGTGCGCTCGCCACCCGACTCTCGTCCTTGCACACGCGTGCGATCGGCACGCTACGTCGTCGCTTGCCCGTCCACGCCCGCCGCGATATCCAGGCCGAGTACCAGATCGGTGCGCGTCGCCTCACGCAAGACCTGCAATCGCGCGCCACCGATGACGTCGTGCGTCTGGTGGGCCGTTTCCGCGGCATCGGCCTGCGCAACTTCGCCGCACGCCAGACGAAACGCGGCGTGACCGCCTCGGTCCTGCGCGGCAAACGCAGCCTGCGCGCGCATGCGTTCCTCGGCGTCGGTGTGAACCGCAACGCGCAGGTCTTTCGGCGCGAAGGCCCCAAGCGCGTGATGCAGCAGGGCCGCTACGCGGGCAAACAACGTCAACCGCTGGTCGCCGAGTACGGCGCCACCGCCGCACAAATGCTCGCCAAGGGCCGCCGGCCCGAACGCCTCATCGACTACGCCCGCGGCGTGCTCGCCGCCGAGGCCGATCGCCTCCTGCGGCTCGCTGCCGCCTCTTCCGCCGCCGCACCTTCCGCCAACGCCACCTCGCCATGAAGACCATCCGTCTCTATCACCCGCACACCCACGAAGGCATCGCCTACACGCCGCCACCTGAGGGCATCGAACTCACCGTCAACGATGCCGATGCCGCGTTGCTGGCGGCGTGGGGTCTGAGCACGCCACCGCCGACGCTCGATGCGACTCCCGCCCCACTGGCCGACGCGACGATTTCCGCCGATGACCGCATCGGTGACGATCACGAGGAGAGCGGCGCATGAAAGACTTCTCCTTTCAGGGCGGGCTGTACCTGGGCACCCGTCTTGCCGGCGGCCGGCCCGGCGCGCTGCGCTGGGTCGGCGATGCGCCCAAGTGCGATCTGACGCTCAAGACCGAGACCGAGACGCGCAAAGAATCGTACTCGGGCAATCGCCTGACCTCGGCTGTGCTGCAGAAGGGCAAGGAGGCCGAGCTGTCGATCGCGATCAACTGGGCCGACATCGACAACCTGCTGCTCGGTCTGTACGCGACCAAGGCAAGCATCGCCGGTGGCACGCTCACCGGCGAGCGTCTGCCCGTGCCGCTCAGCGCGAACGATCTGATCGCACTCGATCACAGCACGATCAGCCAGCTCGTGCTCACCGACAGCAACACCGCGCCTGCGACGCTCATCGCGAACACGCACTACCGCGTGCAGAGCGCGCGCGCGGGTCTGGTGCAACTGCTCGATCTCGCCGCGTTCACGCTGCCCTTGCGCGCGGCATATCGCTATGGCGCGCGGGTCAGCGTCGCGATGCTCACCACCGCGGCGCCCGAGCGCTATCTGTTCCTCGATGGCATCAACACCCTCGACGGTGCGCCCGTGCAAGTTCGCCTGTATCGCGTGCAGTTCAACCCCGTCTCCAATCTCGGCCTGATCCACGAGTCGTTCGGCCAGTTCGAGATGACCGCGTCGGTGCTGTTCGATCCCGAGGCCGCGGCCGATCCTTTGCTCGGCGGCTTCGGTCGGCTCGATCTGCCGGAGGTGCCGTGATGGCCACGAAGATTCCCGCGGCGCCACTGTCCGTGGATGCAGCGGCGTCGGCCGCAGACGACCTCGCCGTGTTGCACCCCGATCGCACGCTCGTGATTGCCGGGCGCGCGGTGACGATCCGCGAGTATGGCTTCTTCGAGGGGCTCGACATTGCCGATCGCGCGCATGGGTTCATTGCGGACCTGATCACCGCAAGCGACGCCGGCACGCTGCGTTATGCCCAGGTGCGCCGGCTGTTCGGGCGTCATCGTGCGGTGATTCCTGCGATCGCGGCGCAGGCAGGCGACGTCGAGGTGGCGTGGCTCGAGGTGCTCGCGCCGGACGATCTGGATCTGTACCTGGCGACTTGGTTCGCGGTCAACGCCGCTTTTTTCGTGCGCGAGGTGCTGGCGGAGGTCCGCGAGGCCCAGCTCCTCGAAGCGCACCCGCTCGCGGCCAGCGCGTCGGCTGGCGCGATCTCTTCGTCCGACTCGCCACTGCCGGGCACGGGCACCTCGAGCAACTCGGCCGACGCACCGAGCGTCAGTTGATCGCCATGTTCGCGGCCGTCGATCGAGATGAGCGTCGCCGTCGCGCGGACTTCATCGAAGACGTGGCCACCGCCGTGTGGGGTGGCGAGGCTGCCGAAGCGCGCGTGAAGGCCCTGCGTGGACGCGATTAACGCCATCACACCCGCTGCCGCATGAATCAGGATTTCGTTCTCAATCTGAAGGTCCGCGGCGACTCCGCGCAGGCCGAGGCCAGCCTCGCGCGTGTAGAAGGCGCACTGGGTCGCGCCGACCGTGCCGTGGCGCAACTCAACGCCACCAGCGCGACCGCCGCACGCACGAGCGCCGCGCAGGCCGGGGCGCAGGACGCCGTCGCGGGCGCGCACCGCCGCGGCGCACGCGCGACAGAGGTCGGCGCGCGGGCCGTGAACGAGTACGGCGTATCCGTCGGCCAGACACGGCAGGCAATGCGGATGCTGCCGGCGCAGATCACCGATATCGTCACCTCGCTCGCCGGTGGTCAGAAGCCGTGGCTGGTCGCCATCCAGCAGGGCGGCCAGTTGAAGGATTCCTTCGGCGGCATAGTGCCCGCCGCGCGTGCCTTGCTCGGCGCGATCACGCCGCTGGTCGCAGGCGTCGCGCTGGTCGCAACGGTACTGGGAAGCGTCGCGGTCGCAACCGTGTCGAGCTATCGGGAAACGCAAGCCTACGAGCGCGCGCTGATCGCCAGCGGCAACGCCGCTGCAACCACGGCCGGACAGCTGCGCGTGATGAAGGACATTGTCGGCGGGGCGACCGGCGAGTACAGCAACGCCGAAGCCGCGCTGACCGCACTGGCCGCCGCAGGCACCCTCGCGGGCGACACGCTCGAACTCGCCGCGAGCGCCGCGGTCAATCTCTCGACCCTGACCGGCGCGTCGATCGAGGATACGACGCAGAAGGTGATCGCGCTGGCGCGTGCGCCGTCCGCGCAACTACTCGAGCTCAACCAGCAGTACCGCTTCCTCTCGGTCGAGGTGTACCAGCACGTCCGCGCGCTCGAAGCGCAGGGTCGTGCGCAGGACGCCGCACGTCTCGCCATCGAGACCTTCGCGCGTGTCCACGAGCAGCGTGTGCAGGAGGCGTATGCGCGCGCGGGATCGCTCGAACGCGCGTGGATCGCGCTCGGCAAGGTCATCGGCGGCGTCTGGCAGACGATCCGCAACATCGGCCGCGACGATCTCGCGTTCCGGTTGTCGAAGACCACCGACGAACTCGAACGCATCGGCAACGAATGGCGCGAACTCGGTGGCCTGAACTCGCTCGATGCGGTCCTCGCCAGTTCCGAAGTCGACGCCGACACGAAACAACGCATCCGTGCCCTGCGACAAGAGCAGGCGACCCTGCAGCGCGAGGCCAACGCCGAACAGGCGAAGGCGGAGGCACAGGCGGCGACGCAGGCAAAGCAGACCAACGCGATCAATGCCCTCGGTCGCGCGCAGGCGGCGCTTGGCCAGGACCGCGCGATCGCCAAAGCGCAGCAGCTGCGCGCACTCGAACGCGATATCGCCGCGCTGCGCGCCGGTGGTGTGACCCAGGTCGAAGGCGTGTCGCTCGCCGCCTTCGAGCGCACGCGCCGCGCGCAGATCGACGACCAGTTCAAAGCGCCGAAGGCCGCCCGCGCGCTGAAACCCAAAGCCACCGATGCCGATCGCGCGCGCGAGTCGGCCGAGCGCGAACTGGAATCCCTGCGTCGCGAGATCGCGCTGCTCGGCGAGGTCGAAGCCAGCCAGACTCGTGCTGGCGAGGCCGCACGCATCCGCTATGAGACGACGCAGGGCGCGCTCAAAGCCCTCGCGCCCGCCCTCAAGGCGCAGCTGATCCAGGAGGCCGAAGCGCTCGACAAGGCGCGCGCCGCTGCGGAAGCAGAACGCGAGCGCAAGGCCGAACTCGAGAAGACCATGCGTGCCTATGAGGCGCTCCGCGCTTCGCTGCGCACGCCGACCGAAGTGGCGCTGGAGGAAGCACGCTCGCAGGTCGCCCTGCTGAACGATGCATTGCGCGACGGCATCGCGACCAAGGCCGCGTTCGATGCGGCAATGGCACGTGTGGTGCAGACGAGCTTCCGCAAACCCGATGCCATTCCCGGCGCGGCACCGGAGTTGGATCAGACCGGCAGCGAGTTGGCGCAGATCGAACAATCGCGTGTTCGCCTCACGGCGTGGCATGCCGAACAGCTCGCGTTGCTTGCGCAATTCCGTTCGCAGCGCGCCGATCTGAATGCGCAGTGGGATGTGCAGGAAGAAGCCATCGAGCGCCAGCACCAGACCGCGCTCGCGCAACTGCAATCGGCACAGACGCAAGTGCTGCTCGCGGGCGCCTCCGCGACCTTCGGCCAACTCGCCGACATCGCCAAGTCTTTCGGCGGCGAGCAGAGCGCGACCTATCGCGCGCTGTTCGCGCTCAGCAAGGCGTTCGCGATCGCGCAGGCGGCGCTGGCACTTGCGAACAACGTCGCCGAAGCCAGCAAGGTGGGTTTCCCGCAGAACATTCCCTTCATCGCCGGTGCGATCGCGCAAGGCGCGACCATCGCCGGGCTGATCGCGCAGGCGACCTTCAACGGCGGGGGCGGCTACGCCACCGGCGGCCATGTGCGCGGACCGGGCACAGCGACCTCTGACAGCATCCCGGCGTGGCTGTCGGATTTCGAGTTCGTGACGCGTTCGGCCGTCGTGCGCCAACCCGGTGCGCTGCCCTTTCTCGAAGACTTCAATCGACGCGGCATGCCGGCGCTGGAAGCGTGGCACGCGCGAAGATTCGCGCATGCCGCACCGCCGTCCGTGTCGCTGCCCCGCGCGCCGCGCGTGAATTTCGCCGACGGCGGACTGGCGCGTGCGGCGGCCGGGCTGAACCCGCAACTCAACCTGCGCCTGATCAATGCGATCAACACCGATGCGCTCGCCGAGTCGATGGCGCAGAGCCGTGGCATGGAACAGACGATTCTCAACGTGATCGACCGCAACGGCAGCTTCTTGCGCCAGCGCATCGGAGGCGGCTGATGGCCTACGCGATCGACACGCTCGTGAAGGCCGGTGGCGACGATGCCCACTACCGTTTGCTCGATGCGATTCAGACGCTCGCCGAGCAGGCGGGTTGGACGATGCTGCGCTACGACACGTCCAGCCCCGAGCGCGAACTGATCTTGCGCTCCACCGGCACCACGGGCGAGGAAGAGATCACCGTCGGCTTCAAGACATATCAGTCGATCGCCGCCGACTATTACAACCTGCTCGCCGCGACGATGATCGGGTACGTGCCGGCAGCACCGTTCGAGGCGCAGCCCGGCATCAAGACCAGCGGCGTGCCGGCTCACAATCAAGCCGTCAGCTACTTCCTCACCGCCAATCCGCGTCGCATCGCAGGCAGCTTCAAGGTCGGTTCGCCGATCTACGCGCACGTCTACGTCGGCAAAGCGCTGGCCTACGCGCGGCCGAAGGAATTTCCATCGCCCTTGATCGTCGCCGGGCACTTCGACGGCCGCGAGGCCAAGCGCTACAGCGACCTGCACTGGTTTCCCTACAAGGGCCGGAAGGGCAGCAGCGACACCGGCTACAACGATGGGTTTCTGTTCCTGCGCGATGCCGGCGGCACCTGGAAGAAGGTGCAGATCTCGCCCTTCGGCAACGGCCAGG